GTGATCGAAGACGGTATTAGGGGTTTACGCGTCTGGAGAATATGAGTATATACACCCTTGGAAGTTTGCTCCTTCCGTTAGGCACACTTTAACCCCCGGTTGCTCACTCAGCCGGGGGTTTTTATTTATGCTTCAGCATAATAGCCTTTTGCTCCGGAGTAAGCTGCATACCGCGATAGCTATCCAATTCGCTCTGTAGGTAGCGACTACGAGACTTGGCTATATCTTCCTCTTCAATCTGCAGTTCTGGTATCGGGTGCAACCTGTTGAACTCACGGATATCGGCTTCGACTTCGGCAACTGTTTCGCTGGAACCCTCGGGGTCGGATTTAGCTTTGTTTAGTTTAGCCATAAGGTCGGTACGTTCGCCGGTAACGGCGTTAATCATAGCAAGGGCACCCATACGCTCACGCTGCCAATCCGATACCTCGTTCGGTGCCCAACCCATACGCTGGAAGTTAAGCTGCAAAGCCGTAATTTCGTCCTTCGCAAACATTTTCCCACCCTTGCGGGTTTCTGCCCCCTGAGTTGACAGCCGCTCGGCAGTTATAGAACCACGGAATGTGCCGGGGACTATCTTCTCAAGGCCGCGCATAACGTCGCCCTTGTACACATCCTCAAGTGCTTTGATGAACTCGATACTGATAGCCGCACCGGGAGACAGGTTGGTCTCAAGCCAGTTTACGATTGACTCGCTCCAGTTTTCTCCGGGGATGCTGTCGCGTATCCACATGCCGTTCCAGCTAACACGAGATGCAAAGTTAACGCCGATAAGCTCGGACGGTATACCGTTACGTAGGACATCTGCCAGCGCATGCTGCTTGCCATCTAGACCGGGCAGCGTAGGATTACCGAAATTCTCCGGCAACCACTCGTACAGGAACCGGTGCTTGGAGTTGTTGTACGAATATGGGTGCTGACGCCGGAACTCTTCTTCCTCCTCGTCGTCCATGAGCGACGGCAGGATCATATCAATGGCCCCGCACACCACGTCTAACAGCGGTGCGCCTGCTATACCGCCAAGGATAGCCACCATTGCCAAGTTGCCACCTAATTCGTGTATGGCAGCAGCGCGAGTACGGCCAGTGGCATTCTCGCCCCGTATGGTTTGTATACCCATACGCAAACCAAACATGGTGCGGTTCACAGCGTACATGCGGAACAGGAAAAGCAGTTGGCGGATTTGTCCGACCATGTAACGCGGACGCTCGAACAAGTTGTGGCTACCGATAGTCTCGTTCAAGCCATTAACAGTGTTCTGGATAGCAGTGTTATATGCTTCCTCTGGCTCCATGCCGTCCTTACGGTTTTTGCCGTAGTCAAGGTCGAAGAACATCATGGCGCTCATCTCACGAGAAGCCACGTCAAACATAGTGAAGGGAAGACGCATAGCCTTAAACGCCAGCCCGAGCACTTCTGCCGGAATGTTGTACGTGGAGTAAGTGTGCGCCATCTCGTTATTAAGGAATAGGGAGCTAGCCGCAGAAGAGTCGAACAAATCGCGGTCGGTAAATTCCTTAAACGCACGGGCACGAATGGGGTTGTTTTTAACCGCCATGGATGTCCCTATCGAAGGCATAACCTGTGAGAACATGCCATCTGCGTCACGCTCAGGAAGACCGAAGCTGTACGGGATGAAGGAGTAACGCATAAAAGCAGCGGCAGCTGCGGTATACCCGTAGTCCGCATTGAGTTTAGGCATAACCGAAATCGGGACGGACAACATCTGCGATGCAGCAGACGCAATACTAGACATGACTTCGAAGAAAGCAAACCGGCTAACCCCCGCCACGAATGCATTCGGTGCTTCTGGGTTGATGGCTCCGCGCAGACGTTGGACCATTTCATCCACGTAAGTTCTCGCAGCGGCTTTTTCATCCACAGGCATGCCTTCAAGGGCATCATAGCCTTCACTGACTACGCTGTTAACGTCAGACCCATATTGCAGCTTCGGGATTTGCACCGCATATTGTGCAGAACTGGACCTAAAATTACGCAGTACATCGCTGCTGAAACCTGTCACGCGCTCGGCATGGATAAACTGCCTACGAAGGCTGCGCTCTGGTAGCGTCATGAGGTATGTCTGATAGAGCTTATCCCTAAGCTCTTTCTTCATGGCTTCCATAGCTTCCGCAGGAGTAGCGTATTTAGTGGTGTCGTAGTTCCCAGAAACCACAGCCTTATCAATCACCGAGAATATATTGCTGAGCATCAAGCTGCTCTCGACCAAGTTATTCTGGAAGTCCTCTAAGGTATTACCCTTTTCGAAAACGTTTTCGTTTTGCGGGTCTACGCCCAACTCCTTGGCGCGCTTACGCAGGAAAGCATTCCGCCCAAAAGCAGTTTCAAAGTGGTGGCGCTCGCGGCCTGTTTTTATCCCGTCACCTTTAATGGTCAGCCAATATTTGCCGTAGCGCCGGAAAGGGAAGTACTCTTTGGGACGTATGCTATCCGGGATACCCGCATGTGGGTCGTTCGGGTCTGCCTCCCCTTCGGCAAAAGTATCGGGGTCCACCGCTGCAAGAAGCTCTTCTTTAGCTTCATCGTTGATGGGTAGTTTCTTGATGAAGCTGTTCTGCTCGGTACGCATGATAGTATACATATCCGCGTAAAAATCGCGGACGCGCACATAAATGTCGTGGCCGTTCTTCTGCTTACCAAGCTCTTCCCAAAGCTTCCAGACCGCCTTAATTTGTTTCTCGCGGATGGTCTTCTTGCCTTTAAACGCAGCGACCTGCCCCTTGCTAACGGTTGGGTCCTTTATTGCGTCATTGTACCAAACCATAATAGGGTCGTTCTGAAGCGCATTATCTAACGACGAGAAGTCCGAGGGGGAGAACTCGTTGATACGTGCAGCATGCATAGTCGTCGCGAGGACGCGCTGCCCTGTACGGTTGACAAACTTTGTAAAACGCCGGTCTAGCTTCCCAAATTGGGCACGCATCCTGTTTTGCGCCCCACGGATGTTAGCTTCAATCGTCTCCATACGCCGCAATGGCGGTAAGCGGCCCTTATCAATATCGTTAATAATGAACGAGCTAGTTAGTGCAGGCAGTATATATTCACGGGTAGCGTCGTTGAAGGAAGTCCACCCTTCTTTTATCGAGGGGAGGAAGAAGCTGCCGTCGCGCCCGTCGATAGCCGCACCGAGACCGTCAGTGAACTCCAGCATATCAGCGGCCATTTGCGCTTGGGCTACGCCACGATTGATCTCTTCCTCACCGGCAGTGACCCTCTCTTGTGCACTACCTTTACCTTTAGGAGCAGCCTTTTTCCTCTGCTCAAAAGTACGCCCTACATCCTCCATACGGTCGATGTTCTTGGATGCGGCAATTAGTTTAGCGCCAGCTTTTAGTACGTTATCCAGTTGAGGCTGGAACTTAGGCTGCAGCTTAAGCAGCTTCCGCACTAACGCTACGAAACGCGTCCACAGGTTACCCTTCTCCAAGAATTTTTGGAAGCTAGGTTGGGTCAGTCCCTCAGCGATGAACTCGTCTAGGTTTTTCATGCCGTACGGGGATGCCTTGAGCAGTAGGTCCGCCGAACTCTCCACCTCAAACATGGTGTTGTACGCATCAATCAACTTATAGACTTCATCACGTAATGCGAGCATTTCTGGGTCAGCATCAGGGCCAAGGTCTGTTAAACGCTTAAAGTCCGAGCCAAACTTAGCTATCAAAGCAATGTGAACTGCCTCGTGAAGGAGGGTTACAATGTTTGCTGCGGTTGACACCCCACGCAAACGAACGTCGGGGGCTGCGCCGTCGTAAACAGTGGCAGTTCCTAAAGTAAAAACTTCTTGGGGGCTAAAGTTAAGATTGCCGATATAGACATCAACGTCATCATCTATGACATCCGCTAAAGCAGCAGCAAGCCCACGCTGTGCAGGGTTCATTTTACTGAGAATGTCTGGGTCGCGTAGTAAATCTGTTAGCCTAGCGTTGGCCAGTATAGGTTTACCAGTAAGCACCCTCCACGCATCCTGCATCCGGTATATAAGGCTTTGAAGCCTTTCGCTCGGAGTTGCACGTTCACTATTGGAAGAACCCATGGCTCGCTCAGCACTTCGCGTGCGGGCTGCGTCAAGCTGGGCTTCAATTTTTTCTAGTGGCAAACGGCGTTCTACTGCCGAGGTAAGCAGCTTATGTGTTCTTGCGTCAATCGCCTCGTCGGCTAGCGCTGCCTCAATGTCCGCAAGTACGTCAGTATAAGGGTCAGCTTCTGGCGCTGCTTCCTCAACAGGTGCAGCAACTACCTCAGGTGCGATCTCTTCGGTTGCTAGCTCGCGCGCTTCGATTTCTTGTCGTAAGGTCGCCTCGGCTTCAGCATCCGCAGCTTCTTGTGCTGCTAGTTCTTGCTTCCGTGTATCGACATAACCTTGTACATCTTCCTGTACAGCTACATCGGGTGCAGCTTGCACGGCAGCAACCTGTTCTTTCCCCCATTGCTGGCCTTCTTTGTAAGCGGCGAGAACTTCGGGGCTACCCCGCTCAAGGGAAAGAACTTGTTCGTCAGTTAGAGGCTTGATATCGGGGTTCTTTGCTTCTCGCACACCTTCACCGAACATACCGTTCTCGGCGGTGTTAAACACATAACCACGACGCGTGGCTTCTTTGTAACCGAAACGCGTTAGATTGTCGTAGATTTCCTGTGGGGTGTAGTCTGCGGGGTCATAAATCGGTTTCTCTTCACGGCTAAGCGGGGCCACTTCAGGCGCAGCCGCTATCTCAGGCGCAGCCGCTATCTCAGGCGCAGCCGCTATCTCAGGCGCAGGCGCAATACCCAACTGCTGCGCACTTGCTTGGGCTATCGTTGGGATGGAGTCAGGGGTGGGGGCAGTGACTGATTTAATCGCAGCAGCAACAGGAGCCACAGCTACTTCGTCAACCGAAGGCGCGGCAGGTGCAGCAGAGGCAATTGTATCCGCAACAAATTGCCGCATTGAACCTTGGAAGTCACCTGATTGCCGAGCTGCGTCTACGCCCGCATCTATACGTTCAAGCATGTCTACATCTACAGGTACACCAGCATCTTTAATCATCTTTGCCGTCTGGAGAACTATAGATGGCTGACGACCAGTTTCAGTAATTTCCCCAGCTTCTACCTTTGCTAGAAGTGCGGCCCTTAGGGTTTCACCTATACCGCCACTTAAACCACCCAGAGTAGAAAGGCCGCTGGTGTCTGTATCAACAGTTGGTACTGCGACAGTCTCGCTGACGTCGAGAGGAGCAGCAAACTTCTTGCCAGTAACCGCTTCCAGCGCAGCCACGGGGTCACCACCATGCTTACCATTCGCAAGCTGGTTCTTAGCCATATCGAACTGCTTTTGGTCAACGTCGTTCACATTGACGAGGGGATTATTGAGTATCGTGTCGTTCAGTAGCTGCCTAGCCGTGTCAACGCGTGTAGTCAGCTTGACTTTCTTATCCGCAAGGATGTTCTTAGCTTCGTCTAGTGAACTGACTCCCGCTCCCTCGCCAACATCAGAAGTTGATACGCCAGAAACAGACCGCCCCAATCCTCCTCCGACAGTCTCTCCAACGTCTGCAGCACCGGATACGGACGAAGCGGTTCCGATATCAGAAGCAGTGCCTGCGCCAGTTCCTCCGAAGTCATCCACTCCGGTATCAGTATCGGGGACATCTGTAGCTCCTTCTTCGCGTGCGCGCCCGAGTTGTTGTTGGGCATACAGCGCTGCTTTCTCTGGGGTAACCCCGTAGCTTTCCACCATACGTTCAACAATGGTATCGAAAGCGGCATCGTCGTTCGGGTTCTCTTGCAGACGCATAGTTGCCGCAATAAGCTTTGCGTCCGACTTAATTTTATTGGCGGTTTCTACGCCGCCTGTTACTTTTGTAACTAGCTCAGTAAGTCCACGTACGCCGCCACCAACGACCGCACCGTAGATAAAGTTCTCTGCTACCCCTTCGGTTACGTCCTTTTCAGGGTTGTACGTTGTCTTCTCGATGGTATTCTGTGCGAACTGAGCGGTACCTTCCTGCGTACCTTCTTCCAGCATAGCGACACCCACACGGCCTCGGCCAGTTTTCTGGATGTCAGCTATAAGGGTGCGTACTTCTGCTGCCGCAGCTTTCGGCGATATGCCACCGACTTCTACACGCTCTACAAGACCTGCAAGTTTTGAAGTCATAGACCCGCGCAACTTGGAAGGTACCCGCGCCATCATAGCATCTAAGGTGAGAACTTCTGTAGCCCCGATGGCTGCACCGCCAGCCTGCGCAAGCGCACGTACGAGAGGGTTAACGACCTTCCCTGTCTCAGCTTCGTACTGCTCGATTGCCTGACGCTGTTGCTGGGCACCAGAACCCGCACCTAATGCAAGTTGTGTTGCTTGTTCTGCTCGTGCGATTGCAGGGACAGCACGTGTACCAGCGACAGCCATACCCGCACGGGAAGCGCCGCGAGTAACAAACGCAGGTGCAACGCTACCTGCTACTTCAGAGAGCTTACGAGTTTGTCTTGCAAACGCACCGAACTTAGCCGCGTCGCTCTCGTCAGGCGCAAGGTAGTTTTTAATAAACTCTTCACCTGCTTGTTCGGCGGCTTTGCCCGGAGCTTCAATACCTACTGCGCCTAATAAACTAGGGATACCCGCGACCGTACGAACTGCGCCCGCACCAAGCCCTTTAAGTGTATCCGTAGCAATCTCACCAAATGACCGTTCAGGCACGAGTGTACCCGTGCGCTTCATGTAGTCTAGTTCGGCTTTGCTATCTTCGATAGCCCCACGGTATGCCTCTGTATACCGGTTGAGGTTCTCGCGCATACTCGCCGTTGCGCCGGGTATATTGGCTAACTTTTCGTTGTTAGCAATGCTTCGTTGGTTTCTAGCAATATCATCATTGATAGCTTTTGTGCGTTTAGCAATTTCAGCCGCTGCGCTAGGTGTGGGTTTTACTGGCGTTGGTGGCTTGCCAGCCGTCGGCTTCTGCCGAATTACAGCCGCAGCAACTTCCTTCTGGGTAGCATTCTTAGGCCCTTCAATCGCATACGTATTGCCATCAGGTGCCTGTATTTTGTGCGTAGCTTTAGGCACACCCGCCGATGGGTTCTGCCTCATTACTGCAGCAATTACATCTGCTTGGGACGCGTTGGGTGGCCCCTCTATCCGGTAGGTGTTACCATCAGGGGCTTTGATCCGGTATGTAGGCATAAAAACCCCTTACTATTAATTCTCGACCGTTGCTTCGCCCCAACCATCACCGCTACTATTCGCCCCTTGGCTACTCTTTGCTTTACCTTCTGAAAAAGTGGTAAACCCAGCCCCAAAATCACCCTTACCTAACCGCTCGATAATACGTTCCGTGGCAGACGGAGCGTATGCCGCCACTTTTGCGGCCTGCAGTGACATTAGCTGACCTGCCCTCTGCGTAGCATTTGACATCTTAGCGATAAGTAATTGGACGGCATCACTCCGCTTCGCAAGCTCTAGCTGAACAGCACGGTCTTTCATAGCTTCGGCTAGCGTACCATATTTCATGGTCATTTCCATAGCCAAATTCGCAGCTTCACGAGCAGACTTGTTGCTTATTCCTTCCTGTTCAGCCAACGACTTAACCGCATCACGCACTTCAGCACGCTGCTCCTTGACCCCAGCCTCAAAACCGGGCAGTGCCGCACCGAGACCTGCGGTAGCAGATTGCAGTATAGAGCCCGGTGCATTTGCCATCGCAACCCCTGCCCTAATCATCGCCATATTAATATTTTCTTTGCGGCGCTTCTTTTGCTCTCCCTCGTCGAGAGTTTTTTCTAGTTCCTTAGTCAGCCGCTCGCTGTACTTAGTTTGTTGCGGAGCCAGCGCTTTAATCGCTGCCAAGTTATCCTTTGGCGCGCTCGACATACCATACATAGATGCCGGGATGCCTTCAAAGGTTGGGACTTTAAGTGGTATCGGGGCTTTAGCAGCTCCCTGACCAGATACGACAATCTCATTAGCTGCACTCGCAGGTGGGACATATTCGCTGTCTAGCTGAGCTAGATATGCCTTTTCTGCTTCTTCTGCTGCTATTTCTTCCGGTGTTTTTTCCTTAACAGGGCCACCCTCAAAAAACGCAACCATGCCGCCACCTGCGTAGCCGTCGTCGAAGCCACCGTTGGTAGGCTCATCAAACATAGTGTCAGGTACGGGTAAAGTAGCTAAACCGCCCTCGGCCATACCTTGAGGAGGCGGAGCCATACCCATATCTTGGGGAGGCGGAGCCATACCCTGCGGTGGAGGGGCCATAGGAGCCGGAGCCATAGGAGGCGGAGCACCCATACCTTGCGCCGGAGCGGGCGGAGCGCCCATAGGCGGAGGGGCTCCCATAGGAGCCATTTGTGGTTGGCCACCACCTAGAACTTGTTGCGCAACAGACGGTGCCTGCCCAGCTTCCATAACCTGTGCGGAACGCATACGGTCAATGAACATACCGGCGAGTACGGCAGCAGTGGGGTCAACGACGCCCATTTGCGCAGCTTGCGCAATCTTCTGCTTGTTACCAGCATACTCCTTAGCGATGTCTTCTGGTGCTTGAATGCTGAACGGCTTAGCCAACTTATATCTCCTTAACCGGATAACGACCTATACGCACCGAGCGCACCTAAGCCGGTACCAAGTACCTGAGAAGCCATAGATGGGTTCTGGCCATACGTAATGTTGGTCGTGTTAAGACCTACAGGCAGACCGCGTAGCAGATTGCTCATATACCCCAACTGCTCGATAGGATAGTCACGTTGACGCAGGAAGTCAGCATAATACTGGTCGAGCCGCTGCTGTTCCATAGCCTGTGCTTGTGATGCCGCCGTAGTCTGCGCACCAAGCCGCTGCAAGTCAGCCTGCTGCTGATACTGACCGAGGTTACCAAGGGTCTGCGCCATCTGCCCAGTCTGCCCGAAGGCAGCCAGTTGGTTCTGCGCACCAAACTGGTTCGATTGTTCCGCGAGGCGCTGCGCTTCAAGCGCCGCCTGCTGGTTAGCAAGCAAGCCCTGCATACCTGTCTGAGTGCCCAACTGCTGTGTACCAAGAGCCGCCTGTAGATTGCTTTGGCCCACTTGTAACCGTGATTGTTGGTTAGCGAGGGCTGCACGAAGTGCTTGGTCGGCGTTCATACCCTGTGTCTGCAGCTGTGCTGCGAGGTTCTGTACGTTAGCCTGCGAAGCAGCGTCCAAGTTAGCAAGTGCTGAGCGTAGTCCGGTCTCAGTGCCCAACTGCTGCACACCGAGTTTAGACTGCAGGTTAGCCTGTTCCGCAGCCTGCCGAGCTTGTTGCTCAGTGTTAAACTGCTGCATGGCAGCACCATATGCACTCTGCATACCTTGCGCTTCGATATCGCCCATCTGTTGTCCAAGGGCACGTTCGCGTTCTGTGGCAGCGAGAAGTTGGCGGGCACCGCCATAAGTACCCTGACGCGCAGCGCCGAGGTCTTGAGCTAACTGCCCCTTGCGGGCGTCAGTAACTGCTTCGCGCTTTTGTACGTCAAGCACATTGCGCATATATGGCGACATATACCGCTCAGTCATACCCTGTTGGGTTACGCTGTCTGGGGCAGCCATCTGATATGCAGTGAGTTCTGGTTTAAACTGCGTCTGGGCAGCCTGCATCTGCGGAGCATTATATTTACCCGCTACGACATCCCCAGCGTCTTGCATCCGGTACTGCTGCAGTTCAGGCAACCCGACTTGTTGCGCAGTAAACTGAGCAGGTGTGTAATTAGCAGCGCGAAGCGAACCCTGACCGGCAAGTGCAGCAAGCCCCGAAGCGTCTGCAAACTGCTTGGGCGCTGTCATGTCGAGGTAGTTCTGCTGGATTTGTTCCTGAGCAGGCGTAAAGCCAGCGATCCGCTCGTACTTATACGGGGAATAGCCTTCGTTAGACCACGCCTGCGTACGCTGCATCACATTCTCAAAATACGGTCTTGCGTATTCCGGTATGGTGTTTGTAGTCGTGTTTACAGTCTGTTGAGTTGGTGTACTAGAACCGCCAGCCATAACTTACTCCTGTATATCCAATGGTAGCTCGAATGACTGTAGGGCAGACTTGTACCCCTCATCCCGAAACACCCGTTCCCAACCTACACGCCCGTGCGCTTCTATCGCGTCACACTTATTGTCCTTAGCCCATTTACGGAGCATGTCCAACATAGGCTTTTTCCATGTTGGGCTTTCCTTACCGCCGCACATCTCTAAGGAGAGGTAGCGCTTACGCGGATAGTCTATGAACCGAGTTATTACGGCACCCTTTATATCATCACCGTCAAAAGCAATCCATAGCGGATAATCATATTCTAGTATGAGACCTAGTACGTCTTCGGTCTCATATTTACCTCGGCTGTGGGCAACGGCATCTCGCACATACTGCTCTACCTGTGGCCATATGTTAGGCACAAGCTCTTTGGGCACAGCAGATATCAGGACTTCACTCATGCGAGTCCCTTAGCAAGTTTTGTATCTTGCCCGCGTCCAGCGCGCTTACGTGCTTTGTGGGCCTTTTCCATCATAGCATAGAGCTTCTGCGTGCCGCGCTTCGCGCTGCCACCACCAAGGCGCTTTACAGCTTTGGGTTGGAAGATAACTTCGTCGCGGGCTACGCGTGCTTCTTGTTTGCCACCGATCCGTGCGGGGACAGAGTCGCTTACCCCATCACCACCACCGCGTACTGGCTGACCGCCTAGGCGTTGAAGGAGTTCAATACCAGCGTTGCTGCTACCGTTACCGAGTTCAGAAACCGTGCGGGCATCAACTACAAAGGCTCCGTTATGCATGTTTACCGGTCCGCCTGCAGCAAGTTCTGGGTTGTTAGGCATCCCAAACTCTGCATTGCTGCTGCCGCCGCCACCGCCATATTGCTTAGCGAGCGCATCAAAGAACGCATCTGTGCCGATAAGTGATGCTAGGTTAGCATTTGGATTAGTCTGCACTGCACCTGCGGAAGACCCAAAGCCGAAGTCCATCTCGCCGCCTACGTTTCCGGTATCCATAACGGTACCTGCATTCGGGTTAGGTTGCCGGTTAGCCTGCTGGTTATAGATGTTCATGTACGGACTGTTTAGGTCAAAGCCTGCAAGCCCATCAAAACCTGTATAACCCCTATTGCTAGCGGGTCCCGCTGTGTTGGCAGGTCCTGCTGTGCTGGTAGTTTTAGGCAGACCAAAATCTAATTCCCCACCAGTACCGGGAGTTGTTGGGGCAGGTGTCGTAGTAGAAGGCGTAGTGGTACCAGCGGCAGCGGCAGCGGCAGCGGCAGCACGGGCCGCAGCATTAGCTTGTGCGGCAGCACGGATACGCTCAGAAGGCGAACCACCAGCATAAGTACGTGAAGCAGTGACCGCACCGGGTGACGTTTGGTAACGTGCAGTAGCTTCTGGTAGCTTTGCAAACAGTTCCGAACCCATTGTATATGGGTCGCGCTTTTCAGTGACGAAGTCATCCTTCTGCGTGAACTTTGGCGTGTACAGGTCTTTAAGCGTCTGTACACCGGGACTATCGTATGTAGCACCGGGTATATCTGGACGGTCGGTAAGTGTCGCACCTGTACCGGTACCCGGAGTTACACCACCCATGGTTGGGTCGATGGTCGTCTTAAGTGTATCGGTTACCGTGACTTTGTCTTCGGGGGGCTTAACACCGCCTCCGCCGCCGGTATCTGTAATAGGGAAAAATACTCGAGGTTTATCGTCTATAACCGTTGGAGCAGCAGGGGGTTTAGCCCGCGCAATCAGGTCGTCAAGCGCTGCTATATCGTTGTTAAATAACGTCTGAAACTGACCACGGTGTAGTTTTTGGTTGCCGAGAGCGCCTTGCAGCCCACTTGTTATCGTCTTTGCAAAATCAGTATCAGCCGCTCCCGCTGCCTTCAGCGCTGCTAGCTTCGCATCAAACGTCTTCGCATAGTCGCTACGGTCAAACCCAAGGTCGTCAAGTGGGTTATCGGGGTTATCAATAGGACCACCCTCTGCATAGCCACGGCGCTCGCCTGTGGCAGTTAAGAAACCAACTGGGTTGACTTCGTCGAAGAACTGGATTTCACCTTCGCCTTCAACCCTAGGGTCAAACTTGCGCGGTATTGTGCGGTACGGACCTTCGTACTTGAACTGATAACCCTCTTCGTCGGGATTGTAAGGTTTGTATGTAGGCTGCGAGGCATCCGAAATACCACTTAGTACACCCATACCCGCAATCATCGGAGCGTTCTTAGCAATAATACCGGGAGTACCGGCAGGTAGCCCTGCCTTTGCAGCAGCACCGAAGTTTTGAGCAAGGCCAGCAAGACCGGTTTTAGTTGCTGTAGTACCAGCAGTGTTGGCCAGCATACTGTCCGCCGCAAGGTCACGCGCAAAGTTAGCAGATGATCCAAAACCCCCAGCGGTCGATCCCGCTGCTGTTGACGCTAGTTTAGTTCCAGTAGCCGCAGGTGCAAGACCACCAGCAAGCGAAGCGCCGCCATACGCTTGGAGACCGGCCATCAGACCTTTCGAGAGGCTACCTGTTTTAGCGACAGAGCCAGCAGCAACAAGGCCAGCAGCAGCAAGGGGGCCGACACCGGGTATAAAGTTAAGTCCGATACCGAGGAGTGTAGGTAACAGCTTCTTGAGGAAGCCAGCTTCAGGAAGGCCAGTCTCCGGGTTAATAGTAAGTGAGCCACCATGCGCCATAGCTAGGCCTTGGAGGCTGTTAACCTCGCCGGGTGTCATATGGACAAGCATAGAGTCGTCACCACGACCGTAGCTCTGAAGCTCCTTCGCCATAGGATTAGCAGTCACAGAGAGACCACCCTGCGCAGGGAGACCACCAGACATACCCGGAACTTGCTGACCAAGTACAGGAGGATTACCCATAGTAGGCCTCATGCCACCTACCGGTGTATATGTTGGCGGAGCCGTTTGTACGTCCATCATGCTAATTCCTACCTTATCCCGTCGCTTATAGCATCAACTCAAACAGAAGTCACGGTCTGCCATGCAGACCCATTATAAACACATAACTTACCTAATGTCGTATCAAATACCACCCACCCAGCGCTAGGGGTAAGCGCATTTTTTTCAGTGGTAGTTACGTTCTTTGTAGCAAATATCCCGCCTACAAACTCATCGGCTGTGTATTTTTGCGCGTTGTTCGGTGTGCGCGAGTCAAGCTGTGAGAAGTACGTCTCTATTACGCGGATAACCTGCCGCAAATACTGCGGGTCGTATTCTGCCGGTGGGTTAGGCAGAGGGGAAGCGCGGAACTTATCGAGTGCCATTAGCGACGTCCATCAGGGCGAGCATCCAAGCGCGGTGCGCCTAACTGCCACTGCACCCCAAGTTGATTGGAACTAATTTTTATCGCCATCTGGCGCGCACGTGCACGAACAAAGACCTGATCTGTATACTGGTTCACCGACGATGTTATTACGCGCTGGGCATCCGCAGGGTCGATAGAGACCGGAGCACCGGGGAAATTGCGTGGGCGTACAGTAAGTGTTACTTCGGCAGCCGTAGCGGTAGAAGTCGCAAAGCTAATGTCTGGCAGTATACGCCGAGTAAGCATGAACTGATCGCCGTCATCGAGGTCAAAGTCAGACGACTGGATGTAGCTAACCATTGCGATGTCGTCGTCATTAATGCCGTTCTCATGGTCATAGAGAGACCCAACCGAAGTACCGCCCGGAGTATTTGCACCTTGTGGGTAGTAGCGTACAGCGGTGTCGAGCCATGCCGTACGGTCAATCGTGCCGTAATACCAGATACGCTCCAGATGGTTATAAACCACATAGGCATTATTGTAGTCCGAGTCTGCGGTGGGGTAGAACCACCAGACTTCGTTCCACTGCTCATTGGTGCCGCATACTACTTGGTCGGACTGGTTGAGGTTGAAGTTATTAAACACGTGGTTACGCAAGGTGCAGGGTAGCGTCTCGACGCGACCGGTATAGGCATAGAACTTATCCTGCCCCATCCAGTAGGTAATGTTAGCCGCCGAAGCCACTGCTCGTGACGACATAATCGAGATGGTATCTGCATATTCCTGTAAGCCGAACACGTCTGTCGTACCTAAAAACTGCAGTGTGTACAGGTGGCTGTCGGTCCAGACTAAGATTTCCTGTCGTGTAGGAAGAGCGCGGACGATGCGTGAACCACGAGAAACACGTAGGAAGCCAGCGGTATTAGTAACTGTAGGGGTCCAGTCACCCGGCGTATCTTGGTCAGCCCAGCGGATCAACAACGGGTCAAAATCATCTGGGTCGGTAGACCCGAACGGCACAGCACCAAAGGCAATGATGTGCTTATCCTGCTGGGATACCAGCAACTGCATAATCTTAACGGGAACCGACGCTGCCGTAAATCCTTTAGCAGTCGCATAAGCTGACAGGCTAATAGCCCGAGTACCCAATGCATTCTGTGGGTCAGTTGTTACGCCGCGCTCCCACCAGTAACCTTCACCGTTACGGATATTCATCACGAGGTCGTTGTCGAAGTTGTCAAACCACCAGTCGCGCTGCGGCAATACTATCGGTTGGTCAGCACCTAGACCCCAAGCGTTACGACCCCATGTGCCCACACCCCAACCATAACCGTATACGGTAATTGCGTTACCGGGGTTAATCTCCATCTGCACGACAATAGCAGTGCCGCCCCCACCAGTAACAGTAGATGTCGCAGCGGTAGCTACTTCGATAGTGAACGAGAAACCGCTGATAACTGAGGTGATGCGATGGTTGGCATTAAGTTCCGAAGCGGGGATACCGCCTACGGCCCCCGAAACACCTGAAATCTGCACGTAAGCACCAGCTACAGCATTGGTTGCAGTAACCGTAGTAATCGTAACCGTGCGTGAACCATTGGTTGTGTAGACGCAGTTGTCCGAGTTTGTGGTGCTAATTGTCGTACGGATGGGTGTGATATCGTAGAAGTAGCCGCCGACCTCGATGTACACTTTTTCGTTAGTGCCTACAGCAAGGAAGTCATCTGTGAACGTAGTGACCCAGTTCCACATCTGACGGCAAGTACCAATAAACGTACGGGGAGTAGCCTTAACCCACCCACCTAGCTTCTCAGGGTAACCTGAGCGGAACCTGATCTTGTCGCACTCATACCAGCCGCCCTCGTTGGAGTAGTCGGTCTGGTCGCGGTTTACACCGGGTTTGAACTGGAGCTTGATAAAGGCCATGAGCGCTCCGCTATACGAGATATGTTATAGTTAATGAACCGCCGGGAGGGACGTTTATTGTGTATGTAGTTCCGGGGATTACGGTTATATTGGTATACGTTGTGGTAGCGGGGGCGACCGCTGTACGGTAGGGTACGCTGCCTGTAAGTGTACCCCCAGCAAAACTTAAACTGAAAGCACTTGCGCTACTGCCGTTATTCCCAAGTACCCGGTAAGTAGCAACAACGTACCAACCGAAATCACCCCCAGACGTAAGCTGAGAATACAAAATATTCCCCGACGATGGGTGACTCCCACGTTGCACTTTTGCAGCCGTATTACCTACAATCCAGAATGATGGCCCATAAGTAATATTGCTGTAATTATCAGCAGAGTCTACAAAATATTGAGGGCTCGGTAACGCGATAAAGTTAGTTCCTACGTTACCCGAGATAATAGACACGATGTTATTTGCCGCCGCATCGAGCGTACCCCACTGCGCATAAGGTGCATTGGGTTGTGGAACTCCCGCAAAAGAAGCGTAGGCGTATCCCGTTTCACCGAACGTCTCGGAGTCAGCTGTAGCAGCGCCTCCGTACCCAGATGCAACCTCTATACGCGAAGTAGGCGAGACCCACGACGTGGTAGAAGTGAACGTCTCACTAACGGATTTACGCGCTCCGGCACCTTTTGTAGCCGCAAACACTAGAAGTTCTGCCCGAAGATAGCTCCGTAGGTGTTGGTGCCATCTTGAATAAAAGTGAAAATGTCAATCTTATTGTTAGTACTTGTAGGTGTCGGAGTTAGGTTTGAACTCCACTTAAGCGTCGATCCGCCCGCCCATGTCAGAGTGTGAGTGCCGCCATACTGCACCATGATGACAAACGACTTACCCGCAACTGAGGCAGGTAATGTGATGGTGGTATTAGCATTAGTCGTGAAGCGCTGCACGGTGCCATTAGCTAGTGAAACAGTGAACGAAGAACCCGCCGCAGGCGCAAACAGCGTCTCGACGTAGTTAGTCACCGTAGGGTTAGTCAGCGCTTGATCGACGATGGGCGAAGCAACAGTAAGGGACGTCAGGTGAGTAGTCGTGGCTACTACGTTTGTGCCGTCGTTGTAGACCCACAGTGTCTTACCCGCTGGAACTGCGATACCTGTGCCGGTAGCATTCTTAATTGTAATTGCATCAGCACAGTCGTTCTGTACGATGTAGACCTTTTCGATAGCAGGCACGATGAGGTTGCGAGCGCCACCAGTGGTCCCTGTGCAGCGTAGGCGCACGTTGCGCGCCGTCTGCGAAGCATTTGTATTAGTTAGCGCCAGCGTTACGTTACCACTGGAGAAGGTCACATCAGCAGAGCCAACGATAGCTTCCTCGATAGCCACACCAAGGTTGTCGTTCGTGACGTTACCCCACGTGGTATTGTTCTCACCTGTGGCCATTAGCTGAATTTTAAGATTGCTATAGGTACTTGGCATGTTCAGTCCTTACGTGGGGATTTGCACCCAATTCGGTGTTTGGTTATCATTGATAATGCTCCACACTAAAGTGCTTTTAACTCGTGCTGCGGCTTGTACACCAACAACGTCTACATTACAAATACCCCCTGCAATAGGGGTTCCTACCTGACCGGTAGCGGTAACGCCCGACACAAATACGCGTTTAAACACCCCAGTGGAAACCGAGTTGAGTAGAGCGGAAGCTTGTAGGCCCGTTACGCTGGTAAGTACGCTACTCGAAACAATCACCGAACCTACCGCACCTGACGCAACCACACCAGAAACCGGCACAGGCTTATTTACCGCTACATTAGCGGTACCTATAACACCTTCAGCAGATACTGAGGTAAGTGCAGTGGAAGCTAGCGCCCTTATGGACACAGAACCAACAAGACCTTCTGCCGATACAGAAGATGCCACGGCGCTGTTATCGGCTACAACTGATACGGTACCGATAAGACCAGTACCAACGTCGTCGTTAGGGTCTACTGATATACCGCCGTCAGCAGCTACGCCTACACCATCGTCGATTACATTGAGCTCAAATCCGACTAACGTAACGACTACCGACTGCTTACCTGCAGCATCGGAAAAAGCCGTAGTGGCGAAAGGAGAGAAACCGAACATTATTTAGCCTCCCTCCTTCCTATAGTTAAGGGTTTAGGTTAGTCTTAGTTGCCTAGGTATTGCGAAGCAGCGGCAGCGACAGTAGCGATGGTGGCGAGGATACCAGCCAACTTAACTTTCCAACCCATCTTTGGCTTTTCGCCGTCCATAGGAAGTATCTTACCTGCGGCTTTCTTGAGGATCGCCTTCTCGGCTTCTTTCTTCAGTGTGCTCTTAAAATCAACCATTGTAGTCCTCCTTATGCCCAAGTAGCGTACTTCTTGGTCTTCAGTTTACGGTCGTCTAAGCCGTGTGTACCACCATTTATTCGCTTTGTCAGGGCAAGAATTGCAGCATCGTTAATACCTTGGTCACAGATACCCCACAGCTTGTTCTTATCGAAGAACCACAGAGCGCTCTCGAAGGCAAGTTCTGTGGCAACAAGGTCTGGGTTGTCCATGATGTCTGGGCGGTTCACATACTTAGCAAACTCAGAATAGTTAAATTTGCCAGTGAGTTGTAAGGCCCCGCGCCCGCGAAAAGCGAAACCTTCGCCTGACGCTTCGTCGCCATTACCCATACGGTTGCCGTAGACGCGGTTAGCAATTTTTGCAGGCTTGCGCTCATAAGCCTTGGCCAACGCATCGGTTGGGAAGTACTTACGGAAGATACCGCGCAGACCCTTCGCGCCGTAGTTCAGGTTCTCGCTGAACGCCTTGAAGTTGCCCGACTCATGCGCCGTTTGAGCAAAGAAATGCGCAGCCCGATTAGGTGATAATTTATAGTAAGCCGCAGCCGCCTTAAATGTCCCCGGACCGAACGCACCATCTGCGGTTACTCCAATCTTTTTCTGTAGGTTTACAAGGCTCATTTACCAGCACTCCGCCAATCTGGAAAGTCATTTTCGTCAACCACGCCGTCGCCGTTGGCATCATAGCGCAGATCGTTGCGGTACTTCTCCCAAGGCTCCATGTCGTCATCATCGTCATCTTCAGGCTCGTCGATGAAGACCGTGCCTTGAGGGTCGCTATATGGCTTGGGTGCTTCTGGTTCTGGCGCGGGCGTGTCCAGTTCAAGCGGCGCTTCTGGCTCAGGCTCTTTGTCCCGCGCATTGGCGTTGAGGCTCAGGCCACCCAACAAACCGACGAAAGCGCCGATGATGGTCTGGAAGGCGGGGTTGACCATCTCAAGGATGGCGGTGCTTTCTATGACATCATTAGGCATAAACAGGCCAACGGCTAGTGTCAGCACAACGACAAGGATAACTGCCGCCAGCGTGACGATGGCCACGCGCACAACAAACTCAACGGTGTCGTTGACACCTTCACCCTTGCTCTCAAAACTATTTAGGAAGCTCATCTTCTTCTCCTTCGATCTTCTCTGGCGGCTTCGAAGTCATTGAGCCGTTGCCCTGACCCGCCATCAATCCTGCCAACGCCCCGACGATAAATGTCGCTATCGGGTTAATCAGCTTAAAAAACTCAGCGTCATTCGGGGACTGCCCCTCCATCGGCTGCGACACAAACACCAGCGAGTATAACACAGTAGCTACGATAAACGTAAGTGTCAGTGACAGCACGATGCCGACGATGAACCGCAGCATTTCCTCTGGCGACCAATCTTTAGTGGGCTTCATGCTCTTGCTCGTCTTCACCTGTATTTATTAGCCACTCTGTGCAGTAACCCATAGCAATGCACTTAGGCTTCTTGCAAATTTCCTCCTGCCAGTTCTCAGGGTCTTGGCAGTCGTACCGATAGCGGTCTTGGCAGCCCATGAGGGCCAGCAAAGCTAGAAACAGTGCATATGGTTTGACGTTAACCACGTTAGTTTCCTTATACGCGGCTAGGGACGACAGGCCAAACAATGTTGAATGGGTCACTTTGAGTTGTGATGTCGCGCAGTTCTTGGCGGTATATGGCCCAAGTTGCGGCGTCTGCCGAAGCGTCAGGAAGCTGTGTCCAATCACAGGTCGATAAACGGCGGTTGCGATCTCCACGAATAAACGCCCACTGCGCTTGTGTACGGGCAGCAAGTTCGCTTTCAGTGAGTTCTACAATCTCATAGGTCTGGCGGTAGATACCGTCCTCACCCTTCCGAGGAGCAATTTCAACCACCTTCTGCGTTGGCTCACATTCAGGCTGCGATGCAAAGTCGTAACAGCCAAAACCAAAACTCTCAACAGCCTCAGTCGTAAGCGGGTTAGGAAAAGATACTGTTGGAAACAGCATCCGAAAATTGTCTGCGAGAACTGGATAGCCATAAGCCACGCCGTTTTCGTCAATCTGAATTACGTTCATTATAAGTTTCCTGTGTTAGTTGACGGGAAAGCGCGTCCTGCGCCCCAAATAATGCGGACTGCGCCACCAGCGCCGTTTCCGCCGACGCTGGGATAAAATTCGCCAGTCTCGTAGTTATAGTAGTAGCCCCAGCCACCTCCGCCTCCGCCATAATTTCCACCGCTTTGGCCAGAGTAATAACCACCAGCAGTCCCCGCATTCCCACCGGAACCACCATCGCCCCCTGCGCTAAGGGTAGCCCCACCCGCCCCTGATGCGCCTTGACCGAGTATACCAACACCGCCGCCGCCACCGCCGCCTGCCTGAAGGTATTCGGGGTATACATATATATTGGAGCCAACCGCACCGCCGCCGCCGCCGCCGCCAGCCCCGGAACTCCCTACATTACTAGTCCCCCCCGCTCCTCCAGCGCCAGTATAGCCTCCCGCTCCCCCACCGCCGCGACTATCACTTGTAGCGCTATTACCGCCGTTGCCGCCGCCATCTCCAACATATGTACCTCCCACTCCCCCCGGAGTCCCACCACCGCCGCTTACCGTCCCTGTGTTAATGAAAGAACTAGTGCCGCCGAGGGAGCCCGTTGACTCATAGCCGTAAGCACCCCCAGCACCAACTTGCACTGTGTAGGATGTGCCGGGAGTTACCGTAATATTATTTTTCCAACCAAGGCCACCGCCTGCTCCGCCCGATCCACCTGTTCCGCCGCCCACGCAAACAACACAAACGCTTGTTACTCCCGCAGGAGCTACCCACGAGAAAGTCCCAGCTGTGGTGTAAGCCTGTTGTCCCGGAGGTGGCCCACTTGCGCCGCCAACCATCAGCAATGCGCGAGATACGCTATCCATCGCCTTACGCCGTGTAGTTCGTCTGAGATGCACCGAGCCAGACAGTGCCGCCGTTGTCAGTGACAAAAGTGAACAACTGAATGCGGTTAGTAGTGAGCGAGGGGGCAGTTCCCCCGGGCCAACGCACGGCTGCAGGCCATGTTACAGTGCCGCTAGTCTGCGTTAGTTCGAGCGTGAAAGCAAAAGCACGGCTGGCTGGTACGTTGCTAAACGTGAACGTGCTGTTCGCGCTGATGGTCTTAGTAAAGAAGTTACCCAAGGAACAGTTAATATCAAGCGCTGCGACTGCGACTATGTTCTGCGATATGTTGCCGGATACGTCAAATTTAGTAGCGGGTGAACCTGTGCCTACCCCGACGTTAGTCCCGCTGTCGTACACCACAGACGCAGAGACCGCAGATGTACCATTACCCTTAACTAGATAACCTGAAGTAAGCGTAGTCGCACCTGTGCCGCCGCTGGTAACAGGTGTTACATTACCGCCAACCCATACCGTGCCGTCCCATATCCATGATCCGCCATTGGCACTGTATACTTGGCCTATCGTGGGACTAGTAGGGAAATCAAGTGCTGCCATCTTACTCTCCGATAAGTGGCAACGCAGGCCACTGGATGCTGAAAGGATCAGCCTGCTTTGTTATATCACGCAAAGTTTTACGGTAAACGAGTTGTTCTAGACTGATAGCCGCACCTACTTCTGAGGCTTTCGTAACCCACCAATCCGTGCTGGATAACAGTTTGTTGCGTTCCGCACGAACAACGGCCCACTGAGTTTCAGCCTTTTCAGCAGCATCTTCTGGGTCGAGTTCTGACACGATGTAGTTCTGCGTCCACACGCCATTGATTAACAGTGCAGGGGCATGCTCGCGGGTCTGCGTCGCAGGGTCGTAATATGGAGGCGTAACCAGCTTAAGCTGATGCACGCCAAACTGTTCAAGCTGCTCAGGCGTCAGATTAGCTACGCGGCAGTAATTGTCTTCATCCCAACGAGTTGGCTCAACATCATGGATGTGCCGGACGAACGTGTCGCCATTAGCCTGAACATAAAACAGGTTCATCCCTCTGCTTCCTTTGCTTTGCGTTTTGCTGTTACGCGCTCAACGGCTGCTGCGTAAGCGTTGGCGTCGTCGATCTGTGACCGTAAGGCTTCTACAACACCCATGACGTTACCCATCTGCTTGCGGGTAGTGTCCAGCCGTTCAGCTACGTTAGCGGCAAACTCGTTGTCTGTAGCGTTTGCCAACAAATGCTCAAAGTTCTTGCGGTCAAAGTCATAATGAAAATACTCAACCTCACGGGCATACATAGCCTCCGCAAGTACGTCGTATTTATATTCGGTTGGAAGTTGTTCGTACTGCATAGTGTTCTTTTCTATGGGTTGATTGTGAAGGCTACAGATCGCGAGGGGTTGCCACCAGGGAGTGTTGCTGGGTTGGCGTATTTAGTACCAAAGCCTGAGCCACTCCAAGGGTAAGCAGTGATATAAGGTGAACCGTTGTGCGCTACGGCGATAACATCACCTGATAGATCGAAAGCTACTCCATAAGCCGCAGAAGGTATTGCCGTAGCTGGATTGGAAAACTTTGTACCGAAGCCACTAACACTCCAAACGTAAGCATTGACATATGGCGAAGAACCTTGGTCTACTACAGCAATGGCACTACCTGACGGGCTAAATGCTACGAATTGGCCGTCCCCAGCGGGAAGCGTAGCTGGGTTAGTAAATTTAGTGCCGAAACCACTAACACTCCAAGGGTAGGCGGTGATATTAGGGGAGGAAGCATGCGCAATGGCTATAGCATCTCCTGCGGGGCTGAAGGCTACCCCATAGCCTGTACCCGCAGGTAGTGTTGCTGGGTTGGCGTATTTAGTACCAAAGCCTGAGCCACTCCAAGGGTAAGCAGTGATATAAGGTGAACCGTTGTGCGCTACGGCGATAGCGTCGCCAGCTGGGCTGAAGGCCACGCCGCGTCCGTCGCTAGTTGGCAGGGTAGCCGGATCGGCGAACTTAGTTCCGAAGCCACTGCCGCTCCAAGGGTATACTGATACGTAAGGTGAGATACCATGCGCTACGGCGACGGCATTCCCAGAAGGGGAAAACGCTACGCCAAGACCATAGGCGGGAGGTAGTGTCGTTGGGTTTGAGAATTTAGACCCAAAACCGCTAGCACTCCAAGCCCAAGCTTCTAAGCGTGGTGAGTTTTCGCTTGCCGAAGCGACCGCGCTACCCGTTGGACTAAACGCAACTCCATAGGTGCCCCCTACAGGGGTTGAAGTAGGTTCAGCCACTTTAGTACCGAAGCCTGCGCTACTCCAAGGGTAGGCACACACAGTAGCCCCACCGGAGACTGAACCTATAGCAATCGACTGTGATGGAACAAATGGCGTGCCTGTTTGGTATAGGTAGTTAGCCATCCATTTAGTCGCAGTAACCTTGATGGCCATCAGCGTGTTGTTTGCTTGGACGCGGATTGTTCCGGTAGTGCCGTTACCAAATACCAACGTATCGCTAGTGATCGCTACGTTTACGTACGTCCCGCTGTTTTCCACGGTGAACAGCACGACAGTGCCAATCGGAAATGCTACACTGGCGTTCGCAGGTATAGTGTATGTACGCGTCGTAGTATCAGACGTAGGGTGGAATATCTGTTTACCCGCATCACCCAAAACCAACGTATAGTTTGCTGATTGGATGTTTTGTGGGTAGCTGATCGTCCCCGTTGGGCCGGTTGGCCCTGTCGCCCCTGTCGGCCCTGTCGCTCCGGTTGCCCCTGTCGCCCCTGTTGGGCCCATAGCGAATGTCACCCATTGTGCTGTAGTGCCGTCGTTATAGTATATGTAGGGTATACCCGTCTCGCTGTTCCACCAAACATCGCCCGCCGCTGGTGATACTGGTGCGGTTGCGCTGATGACAGCCCTTGGCGGCGCTACGCTAGATACCCAGCTTGTGCCGTTGCTAGTAAGGATATTACCAGAAGTACTCGGCGCAACAACTTGAAGTGCGCCAGTGCCGTTGCCCAAGAGGACATTATTCGCAGTCAGGGTCGCGGCACCAGTACCGCCATTGGCGACAGGCAGTGTGCCTGTTACGTTTGTTGTAAGGTTAACCGTCGAGAGGTAGCCGCTCGGATTAGCTGCCGGATACGCACCTAGAGACGTCAGAGCATTAGCAGCGGTCGTGGCGTTTGTGCCGCCATTGGCGATGGGGAGTACTGCAGAGCCTGCGGCGAGGGTCGAGCCGTTTTGATACACCGCCCTTTCTGCAGGATATGTAAGAAACACATCCTTGGCACCCGCGGCAAAGTCCACGAGCGCACCAGCATTACTGGACTCCAATACGGTATCACGAGAAAGCGTAGGACCAGCACCGAGGTACGTACCAATACCGACTTCCCACTGGTTATCCAGATTGATCGTGTAGTATGTCGTATTACCGTTGCCGATTACACTGAAAGACTGGTAGCCAATTACAGCGCCAGCAAGGGTTATGGTCCCTGTACCAGTGGTAGTGGTAGTCTCTCGGACGCGATCAGCAACGACTAAAGGCATTGGTTTTCCTTATACGATACGGATAATAGCGGTGGTATTAGAAGCCGTCGGGAAGATGATGGTGAAGTCACCGTCCGTCGAGCTCTTATCCGAGCCGAAGTCCAAAGCAGCTACTGCAGCGTTAGTCAGCGTAGTGTTTGCGTTTGAGTTAGCCGAAGGCGTCGTGTTGTAGATAAGCGCGCCGCGAGCCGTGATCGTTGCATTGGAGAAGGTCAGGTCGGAAAAGTCCGTGAAGCCTGTCCCTGTAGACGCGCTGTTGTTGGATGTAACCACACCAAGATTGACGAGCGTGCCGCCACCAGCAGTGTAGTTAGTACCCACAACTTCATTCGACGCAGTATATGCGGTGGTGTTGGCGTCAATCGAAGCGGATGAAGTGTATAACGCCAGCTTAAAGGTATCGCCGCCTACGCGGAAATCGTGTACAGCCAGCATAAGCTCGGCCTTAAACGACGTGGTCATTGCTTGAGTAATTGGCATCTTAAGGCCTCCTTATGTATCGAGTATAGCGGTTAGCTCTGGATGCCCCGCCTGCTTAAATTTGTTCACCAGAGTTACGTTATGAGACCGCACGGCCTCGTGCATATAGTGCACCAAGACAGCACGGATGCTATCTTTAAAAGCTTCGGCTTGGTCGCGGATAGCTGGGTGTGATGCACTACCCACATAGATAATTTTGTCTAACGCCCGTTCGGCAACTTCCTCCGGCGTGGAGCCACGCCCTTCGGTTGCCATAACCATAACGCTACCAATATCGCCGCCTGCAAGTGTGCTAATCATAACCTACCTTATCCCACCGAATATCGAACTTGTGGTGTCCGATACATATCCTGACGGTTTTTACCTTCACCAAGTTGTTTGAGCATACCCATCGCTGCATCATACCGTTTCTGGTATTCAGCGTTAATATCCTGCTCGCCCTTCATAAAGATATACGCTTCAATTAACGCACCGTAAAGTAAAGCGCTATCAAAATTATCGCCTAGCCAGCTTGTACCGGCTGTAACAATGGATTGCGGGTAATAGAAGTAGTGTAGTTCGACTACATAATCTGCATCTGGCGTCGGCCCCAAAATGTACGAGTTCTCGTCAAAGTAGGCGTAGTGCGTGGGTATACCTGTCGTCGCTGGGTTAGGAAACGACTGCCGGATGTAACTTACATCCTTGTTAAGTAGGTACTCGTACCGCCCCGTAGCGTCGATGACAGCTATGGAGAAATTAGCCAGCCAGTCTGAAGGTACCGACAGGTATTTGTTACCTGCCGTCATGTTACCCGTCACGTTCTTACGCAGATCAAGCAACTGCACCGTGTTAAAGATGCGCTGCTCGGCCTGTTCAATAAACGTGTTGATCTGTTCGGTAGACGTGAACGTCACCGGAGTGGAGCCGTCAGAGCCGGTCCATGAGGTGTTGGGGAAGTCGTTTTCGACGTACCCCTTGATTGTCTCGAACAGTTCAGCGTAATTCATTATGCCAACTTCTTGCTGCTATGCGTGCCCTTAGTCGCCGCACCCGTACCGCGAGTTTTCACAGTTTGAGTGTTAGCAATTTTGTTAGGGTACCCGTTGTTACCCATGTCAACTGTATAGTTCATTGGCTGCTTCGCACGCGAAGGAAGCGGGTTTTCACCCGCACCAAGAAACGGCCAGCCTGTGTTGTCCTTAGCCATATTAGATGCCTTTCTTGGGTACGCTACGTACCGACTTCTTCTGGTTGGCGACCTTGGCTAAGTTACGGCCCATTGCACCCATTTGCGCATTGGTTTTGCCGCCCTTGGCCATCTTAGTCAGGGGCTTACCCTTGTGCATTGCGCGCTCGTGCTTGTGCACGGCCTTCGCTGCGGTAGCCTTATCCTGCTTCAAATCTTTCTTATCCATCACTAATTCTCCGTCTCAATCGTTACGGTCCCTACTTGACCACTGCCTAATAGCGTATTTGGAAGACCAAATAAACCCAAAGGATCATTTAGTCCTACAGGGTTCCAACCCCACTGGATTATGCGACTACCGTCACTTGGGTTATTGTTCGGGTTAAGGCCCGATTGGTAGTAGCTGTTGTCTGGGCGTGGGTCTCGCAACGCCTGTGGGTCATCCACGGGATACATACCTAGCTGAAGCTGGGGCTGATCTGGTTCCCAGCAAGTGGGGCACACAAGGATGTTGACATTCTTGGTCTTAATGACGAGCCGCTTGAGTTCCTTCAGCTTGTACCGAAAGTTACAGCGGTCGCACTGGGCGATTGCCCATTTACCAGATGCAAACCGATTAGGCACAAATCACCGGAAATACTGACGAGGTGCGATGCGCAATGGCGCTTTCTCACGGTCCTCATCAGCAGCCTGTTGCCAGAGTTCTTCGTACTGCATCTTCAACCCAGCAGAGCGCTCAAGCGCGCCGGGAACCTTTAGGGATAGGTGATACGCGAGACCAGCCACCAAACAAGGGAGGAACCTAAACGGTATATCTTGCGTAGTAACACCATCACCAGCATCCTGTAAGCGGCGCAAGCGCCAGTAAACAAAGGTATAATAGTTACTCTGGTCTGGGGCTGGCCAGACGTTAATCTGCGGTTCTTTCACACCAGTAACCGGATAGTCTGCACCTGACTGGCGGTTGATCCACACTTGGATAGGCCGACCCTGCGCGTTCTTGTTTGGAATAGTCGAGTATGTGTCGATACTAATCCGGTTGATGGTGATGTCGGTCTGCTGCTCCCCAGTCTGGGTGCGCACGACATGCTCAAGTAGGTCTATGGTATCTACAGGTAGGTCATAGACAATCTGCCCCTGAACCATAGGGATCGACCCCTGCTCGATGGTCCACAGATTAATGCCACGGTTAGCCCACTCAATGGTAAGCAGGTTGAGGCTACGCCGCGCAGTGCGCAGATCATAACCCGTGCGAAGCTCAGCCCCGCAACGCTCAAAAGCCTCTTCGACTAAGTCGTTGAGGTTAAGGTTAAATGTGCTGGTTCCGCTAGTGGTCATCGGTATTTAGCTGCCTTCTTCGCTATGGCCTTCGGCTGCTTAACAAACTGTTTGCCTGCCTTAATACCTGCGCGCTTCGCCTTGCTTGTAGCAGAGTATTCCTGCGAACTCAAAGCCTCACGTGCTTTCTTAGGTAAGTAGCGCTCACCCGTAGCTTTCTTGCCCTGCGTAGACGGCTTGCCCGACTTGGTTCCCCAGTCTTCCTTGGTCCATTTGGTCAAGGATTTCTGTGCTTCTGTCTTTGGGCCGCTATAGCCACCGCCAGACTTCTTGTACCGCTGCGTAGCAAGCTGAGCTTTTCTCGCGGACCATTGCCCCGGATTGCCACCTTTGTCGCCAGCTTTTACACTGGCGACAATGCGTTTCCACTTGGGTTCGTCCGACCGGGCCATTACTTCTTCTTGAAGCCCTTAAGCATCTGCGCAAACCGTGCACGTTGACCTAGCTTACCGGGGGCCTTGGCGGCTTTTGCAAGTTTCCCTGCTGGGATTTTCTTTCCCTTAGGAGTGCCAAGCTGCGCACGGAGTGCGCCCGGTTTCTTGATCGCTTTGGAGATGTCAAGCTTCGCCTTACCGCCCTTAGCATACACAGCCACCTCGTCGGGGTTATCCTTACGACGGATTGTCTTTTTACCCGGCATTTTGGAAGGGTTTATGGCTCCCATACCCCGACAAGCGCGCATTAGCAGGTTTTCCCGCCACGAGCCAGCATCTTGCCCTTGGTCTTACCCTTTACAGCGCAACCATCAGCACGCTTAGAGGCAGAGGAGACTGAGCCACCTGAAGCGTAGCACTTACCACCACCGGCCTTCTTCATCATTGCACGGCCCTTAGTGTCAGCAGACTTCTTGACGAGAGCCTTACCGAACTTAGTTGCCTTACCGCCTTTTGCCATACCCGTGGTGTTACCACGCGCAGCTTTAGCCGCAGTGTTTGCTGCCTTCCGTGCTGCAAGGTTCTCTCTGGTGATTGGCCCTAATTTTGGAGCAGAGGCTGCTGCGGCAGTGCCCGTGATGTTACCCCGCGCAGCTTTAGCCGCAGTGTTTGCTGCCTTTCGTGCCGCAAGATTTTCGCGGGTAATTGGCCCTGAGCTTGAAACAGCGGGTTTTGCCGCAGTAGTTGTTGGCCTTGCGGTCGTAGTAGCGGATGCGCCAGCGGGCATACCACCCATAGCCATTTTCTTTACGTTGCCGCCTTTTGCGTGCCCCATATTCAGCCGCCCAATATTTGTCGGTGTCCGTGCTGGAGCAGAAGCAGTGGAGCTTGCCTGTGCCGCTTTTGCGGCGGCTCCCTGCTGCAACTTATCGCTATTCGCTATGGCGTTAGCTTTGTTGGCAGAGGGACCTATTATAGCTGGAGTCCGCGGCTTAAGAGTTTTGTTTAGACTACTTGCAACTCTCGACGGGAGGGACGTACCACCAAAGGCCATCTTCTTTACCTTACCGCCTTTTGCGTAGCCGCTCGAACGGTTTGCACGACCGATAGCTGCGGCCTGTTCTGGTGTAGGCTTGAGGTTTTTTATAGACTTACGGAACTTAGCATCCGCTGCCCGCTCGGCAGCAGTTGGTTGTGGGGGTTTTGGAGGTGTTGAACCACCGGAACGATATTTCATAGCTTTGTCCTTCCTATCTCTTCTACTTTAGCTTCAAGGCGTTCAAATGCCTTATCAAACCGGTCACCCAGCCTATCGACCATTATGTTTACTTCTGACCGAGTGACATGGTCGCGTGCCACTTCTTCACGGGTTTTGTTGAGTAGGATGCCGAGACGATCCAATTCGTCGATCTTGCCTTTAAACAAGAAGCCCATGATTGCCACCGTTGCGCTTAGTGCGATGTTCCATATCATCATCTCCATGTCAACACTTCCAAGCCCGGAGTGACTTGTTGATGCGGCTGTTAGGATCATTCGCAGTCTTCTTACTTGTGAGTTTCTTCTTCATCCCGGACATCCGAGCGCAGAATGACTTCTTACGCGGACCACCTTCGGGCTGCGGTGCCTTGAGACCGGGCTTACCCGGATTGGCTTTATTGTAAGACGCACGACCCTTGGCGTTCAGCCCGCCAGACTTCGCTTTGCCTTCTTTGCGTGTCCAAGCCGGAGTCTTAGCCATCAGACAAAACGTCCTTTCGTCTTACCCTTGGTAGCGCAGCCGTCGGCACGCTTGGAAGCAGTTGAGCCACCCTTGGCCATTTTCTTGACCTTGCCGCCCTTACGCATCGTAGGCTCGTTTTCTTCGCCTACCATGGGACGGGTGCCTTTTTTCTCTTTCTCTTTCTCTTTCTCTTCGTCTTTGTCGCGGGCGCTTTTAGCGAGGTACGACATAGGAAGAAGCATACCCATACCCGAGTCGGCCAGCTTGGCCATACCTTTACCGAACATGCCCTTACCGGTTAGCGCCCCTGCGAGCGGCGAAATGTCACCTAACTTGATACCCATTATGCTGCATCCTTCTGTGCGGGGACAACCATCGGATAGAGGATGTCTTGTCCGTAGTTACCGGTATATTCCTGTACGCCCATGTGACCTAACGAGATTGATGGGTCGATCCAGACGTCGAAACCGAGTTCACGTGCACGGTCGCAGAAGAGGAAGTCTTCCCCCATGTAACCTTCCGACGTAACTTCGAAATCAAACATCGCAGTGAGCATACGATCCGTGCGTGTGTCATAATATTTCCACTCCGGATGGGCGGCTTCCATCTGTTCAAAGACTTCACGACGCACCAACATAAAGGCAGTCGCCACGCGCTTCGCACGTACGAGACCCATGCCATTCATGGTGAGTTCGCCATTTTCGTCATGGTCAAGCGTAGCGATGTAGGTTTTGGTTTCGCTGCGGGTGCGCGGGACACCAGCGACGATGCCCTTTTTGGGGTCTGTGCCCCACGCCATAAGGCGGAAAATATCGTCGGCCTCGAAGTTAATGTCCGAGTCGATGAACATTAGGTAGTCGCAGTTCGACTCCAGCAAGTCCTGCGCCAGCAGGTTGCGCGCACGAGAAACAACAGAGCAACCACAAATGCTGCCGATCTGAATATCAATCCCATGCTGCGCAGCCTGTTGCGCAAAGCGAGCAAGAGAAACAGCTAGCTTCAAGGATACCTTGAAGTCGTACGCTGGAAGAGCAATGAAGATGCTCTTACCAGCTAAGTCGTAGCTTTTTTCCTGCTGCATATATCACCCGTAGAAAATGGTGCAGTGGATATTCGCACCGAGGAACACCCGGATACCGTTTTCCGCCAAAATACCTTCGCCGGGAATAACTACGCTATAGGCTGTTTGGTCCGAAGCGTCTGCTTGCGTTAATACCTCACCCCACACCGTGACGTTACCGCTGGTCGCGCCGCTGTTAGTCACAGTTACAGTGAACGTGTTGGTACCAGTTACAGTGACTTGATACGGGTTATCCGTTAAATCCCAATCGAGGTAGACCCATTGACCGGTACGTAGCCCATGGTTGGCTACGGTAATCGTCGCCGTTGTAGTGGACCGAGCATAAGTACCCGACATAGACACATCGTTCACAAACGTAGAATAACCGGTTGCGTTGGTGAACGGAAAAATAACCGCACCTTTTAAACGCGTACGGTACCCGACCATAAGGCCGTCATCGGCGGCATGAGTGGATTTGACATCAAATTGCATACCCATCAGTATTCTCCTTCTTAGAGGTTGTTACCGATTACGATGCAGTAGTTACGGCAATCCAAGTGGTGCTGCCGTCCGAAACGTACAAGCGAGTCGAAGTCGAGCTACCGTCGCTACGCAGGTAAATCGAACCCTTAGCAGCCGCAATAGTTGGAGCGCCTGAACCGATGTACATACCCATACCAGCAGCGACGTTGGTTGCAATGAATGCAGAAGCACCACCAGCGACAAGCCCAGTAGCGCTGTCAGCCGTGATGTTGCCGGTTGCCGTTATTGTGGTTGCTGCCAAAGAAGTTACCGAAGTAGCAGCGCCAAAAGTGCCGGTAACAGTAACCGCGCCAGTCGTGCCATTGATCGAAATTGTTTGGAAGCCGTTCTCAGAACGAACTGGACCGTTAAATGTGGTATTAGCCATGATTTATCTCCTGTGTAGTAGCACTCGTACGTACCGTCTCTACTAAGTCCGCTGGGCCGGTCGGTACGAATAATATCCCTAGTAACGCAGATATAGCATATATAAAAAAGAAGGGA